AGGCACAAAAAAGCCCGCAGGGCTTGCGCCGTGCGGGCTCTTAGGACTTCATCGGATGACTCTGGTAATCACCGATGGAGAATTTTGGTGGAGCTGGCGGGAGTTGAACCCGCGTCCGAAATTTCTACATACTATTTTTATTACAATGAAAACAGTGTATTGCGTTTAAAAACAGGGCTTTAGTGTTATTTGGTGTTTGACCATTTTATGCGTTTTTAATGCTCTGTCGCCACTTTGCCGCCAAGGATGTTCATATAAGGAGGCTTAGCATACACCTCCTTGGTCTGCTGGAAAGTGGTTTTGGAGAACCTTCTTTCTTCTGACTGTAAATATTTTAGCAGACGTTGGTGTTTGTTTTCTAATATTTGACTATTTCCAGCCAGATCGTAAATATCGGATGTGATGTTATAAAGCCAATAAACTACAGCTTTGATTTCAGGTTCTGAAAAATAGGTGGTATTAAATACATATTCATTATTGTGATTGTAGATGTAAGAGTGTTTCCTTTGTATAGTGTTAACTTTAAGTAGGTTCATAAGCTTGATAATTTTAAGATCAATAGAAATTAAAGATACTATCTCTGACTTCAAATCACCCTTTTTGATACCAACAATTTCTTTATCAAGTTCATTCCAAGCATTTATGATTTTTTGCGTAAATTTTTCAGAAGGACTATAAATTGCACCCGTATTTTGTGAAGATTGAAATAAATTATTATAAAGCTTATGAGGAAATACAATCTTTACTTCGTAAGTATTCACTTTTTCACTTGATTCTATATAAGCATGGCTAGCCACTTCAGCAGCAACATGTCTTGTCCGATCAGTCTGCGTGGGGATGTATTCAAGAACTAAAGTAGGGAATGAACTAATCGTTTCGATGAATAGTTTTAAATGAGAGTAATAAGCGTCTGCATTGTTTTTAACTTGAGCTGATTGAATCTGTGATTCAGTTTGAATAGTCCTATGAATATTATTTACTATTGAAGCAAGTGGCACTGACGAAGCTAATAAAAGCAGTGGAAGTTTACTTATGTTAAGGAAATTTGCAAATCCGTCGGTTGATAGTTGTAAACTATGATCTCTCCAGGCCCAGCAACCGAACAAAATAAAATAGCAAAAGGGCAATAGGATAGAAGCTATAAATAAAGGTTGTTTAAATAGATTATTGTCATTTAACTCAAACCACCCGTAAAAATAAAATATTCCTATTATTGTGAATAGTGACGCTATTGCCACCGTTAAGAACTCTATCTCAAAACCATAATATATGGTAAAAGTATTTGCAACTATGGAGAGTAATAATAAAAAAGTTAAAGTGATAATTTTATTTTTCATAATGTAATCATATTCAACGGGTTTTTGGTAACTGCATCTTCTAAATGATCTGGTGAGAAATGTGCGTAGATCATAGTCATCTTTATATCGGCATGGCCAAGAATTTCTTTAAGAACAAGTATATTACCGCCATTCATCATGAAATAACTTGCGAAGGTATGGCGCAGCACGTGGGTACATTGGCCTTCAGGCAAGTCGATGCCAGCTCTTTTTACTGCACGCTCAAAAGCTTTTCTGCATGGTGTGAATAACTTCCCTCTGTTTTTGGGGAGTTCGTCATACAGATCTTGAGATATCGGTACGGTTCGGTTTTTCTTGCCTTTGGTTTTGGTGTAGGTGATCCGGTATTTCGATAACTGATGGCCCTGCAGGTTTTCGGCTTCACTCCACCGCGCGCCGGTGGCCAGGCATACTTTCGCGATCATCAACAGGCTGGAGCTTTGAGAGTCAGCGCAGGCGTCAAGCAGGCGTTTAATTTCGTCTTGGGCAAGGAACGCCAGTTCCCCCTCTGCGATTTTGAATGTTGGTAGCCCGGCGAGCGGGTTAGGCGCTGACCAGTGACCCAGCTTTTTCAGGGTGCCAAAAACGGATGATAAGTTACGCTGTTCCAGGTTTACCGTGCGGGGCTTTACTGGCGACATTAGCCCACCCTCTTCGTTACGTACCTCACCTTTTAATCGTGCTTCACGATATTTGGAAAACTCACCGGCTGTTAACTCAGAAGCGACGGGATCGCCTAATCCATTACAGATAATGTTCAATTTCGCCATGAGGCGCTTGGGGTCTGCGAGCGTCTGGCCATAAAGGGAGTGCCACTGCTCAATCAATTCTGACAAATGCCGCCGATCTTCCTTTTCACCCAGCCACGGCTTTTTGTTCACTTCATCCATGGTGAAGTTTTCGAATGCTACAGCCTCGCCCTTTGTCGCAAATTGCTTGCGCACGCGCTTGCCATCACGCCCGTTTGGGTAACATTCGCACAACCATTTTCCGTTCGGCTGCTTTCTAATCGTCATGGTTAGATGCTCTTAATGACTTTTACTGCGCGGCCAACTATCTCTACATCATCTACAGCGCACTCAAAGGATGCATCATCCTGATGAACCACAATTTTATTGCCAGGAATACGGGCTATCTTAACGAAGCTTTTAACGCCGTCGATGTCTACCAGCCAATAACCATTGCTAATTTGTTTCACTGACGTATCAACAACGAAACTATCACTAGCTGTTTTTACAAAAAGAGAGTTGGAAGATTCACTATCCAGCAGTCTGCTATCGAGAAGGATTTCATCACACGGCTGAAGCTCGCCGTTCTTAAGCTCAGCATGTTTGATACTGGGAGCAACGATTTTAGAAAGTGGTCTTACCGTGACGGAGGTTTCGTTTTTGAGATTCTTTTCTTCATTCTCACTCGCATACATATCTCCCTGACCGGTAGCCAGCCATAGAAGGGAAATTCCTGTTTCAAGGGCGCATTGAATTACCCATTCAGCGGGAAAGCTATCTCTTAAGTATCTGTTAGCCATAGTGCTTTTCGATACGTCCAGATGTTCGCAGAGTTGCTGACGTGAGCTGAAATTGTAGGCCTTAATAAGCCTGTTGATTGCATCACGCCCACCACTATCATTCCCTGCCTTGATTAAACTCATAATCAAACCCCTTGACGCATATAAAAAGTGATCCTAATATCCGCTCATGGTTTGAAAAGCAAAACCAAACCACATAAAACGAGATGAAACGAAAACAAACTAAGAGATACTGCACTATGAGCACAGATATTTCAATTCGAGTACCCAAAGAGATGGCTACACCTGCAGAGTTCGCGGAATGGGAAGGCATTTCCCGCGGCTCTGTTTATCAAAAAATCCACCATGGTCAGCTTGCTAAATACATGGTTAAGAAAGAAAAAAATAAGGGTCGTGTAAGCCTGCGTTACTTGATGTACAAAACCGATCAGGTTCGTGAGTCCCTTGGTCATTCCAACTTCCGCGTTGTTGTTGGTCAGTAAGTTCAATTATGAGAACTTTCTAAGGGGCTCGCATGTTTGATTATAAGATTTCCAAACATCCACACTTTGAAGAGGCCTGCCGGGCATTCGCACTGCGTCACAACATGGCGAAGCTGGCAGAACGCGCGGGAATGAATGTCCAGACGCTGCGCAACAAGCTGAACCCGGAGCAACCGCATCAGCTCACACCGCCTGAAATCTGGCTGCTTACCGATCTCACTGAGGACTCAACCCTGGTTGACGGCTTCCTGGCACAAATTCACTGCCTGCCATGCGTGCCGATGAACGAAGTGGCAAAAGAGAAGCTGCCGCACTACGTCATGAGCGCCACCGCTGAGATAGGGCGCGTTGCTGCCGGTGCCGTTACTGGCGATGTGAAAACCACTGCCGGACGCCGTGATGTGATCAGCAGCATTAACTCAGTAACTCGCCTGATGGCACTGGCTGCCGTATCCATGCAGGCCCGCCTGCAGGCCAACCCCGCTATGGCAAGTGCGGTGGACACCGTAACGGGCCTTGGCGCTTCGTTCGGCATCATCTGAGGTGATTATGCCGACTAATGAACCGTCATTCGCATCGCTATTAGTTAAACAAAGCCAGGGTATGCACTGCGGCCATGGCTGGATTATCGGGAAAGATGGCAAGCGCTGGCACCCGTCCCGCTCTCAGGATGAACTGCTGGCAGGGCTGACCACTACCAAACGGGGGAAACCATGGCTATTGAAGGCGCTGCGGCGACTGTTCCATTAAGCCCGGGTCAACGTATGGAAGGGCTGAACCGAATAGCGGAATTAAGGGCGAATGTGTTTGGTCTGAATATTGAGCCAGAGCTTGAAAGGTTTATTAAAGATATGCGTGACCGCCGCGATATAAACCATAAACAAAATGAGCGGGCACTGGCAGCCATATTCTTTATGGCAAAAATTCCGGCAGAACGTCACGGCGTCAATATTAGTGATCTGACTACTGACGAAAAGCGGGAACTGGTTAAAGCAATGAATCATTTTCGTGCAGTGGTGAGCTTATTTCCCAAACGGCTAACCATGCCGAATTAACCCACAACTGAAATTAATGGCGTAAACCCGCCGGGCATTCTTTTGCCCAAATTCAGGAGAAAGAACAATGCAAAAAGAATTACCAAAAATGTTTATAGCCGAAACCGACCCACTTATGGCGGTGATCGATATTGCCAAACGAGAGGAGCGCAAAGGCCGCGCGCTCGCAGTTTCAATGCGCCTTGAGGCGCTGGCAACCCATATCACCAACAAAGGGTTAAACGGTATTGAAGCGGCTGAGTTGCTGCGCCGCGAAGCAACCGGCTACGAAAACGAATCTCAGGAGTTGCACTAATGGCTGACTCTATGGATCTCGTTCAGCAGCGCGTTGAAGAAGAACGCCAGCGCCACATCCACACTGCCCGCAACAGAGCACCGGGCGTTGCCCGTGTGCTTTGCATCGAATGTGATGCACCGATCCCTCCAGCTCGCCGCCGCGCTATTCCGGGCGTGCAGTACTGTGTGACCTGTCAGGAAATCGCAGAGCTTAAAGGCAAGCACTACAACGGAGACGTTGTATGAGCACTATCCTGAAATGGGCGGGAAACAAAACCGCCATCATGCCCGAACTGAAAAGACACCTCCCAGCTGGCCCGCGATTGGTTGAACCTTTCGCGGGTTCCTGTGCTGTGATGATGGCAACAGACTATCCTTATTATCTTGTTGCAGATATTAACCCTGACCTTATAAATCTTTATCAGGTGATTAAAGAAGACGTTAACAGCTTTATTCATCTTGCTGAACGTATTTTCGCAAAGTTCACCACGGAAGAAGATTATTATAAATGCCGCCAGTTTTTTAATACTGTGCCACTAGAGCCAATAGATAAGGCGGCTTATTTTCTTTTTCTTAATCGCCATTGTTATCGCGGTTTGTGCCGTTATAACCAGCGCGGCCTTTTCAATGTCCCGTATGGTAATTATAAAAAGCCTTATCTGCCTGTTGATGAAATACGTGCATTTGCTGAAAAGGCTGTGCGTGCCACGTTCATCTGCGCCAGTTATGACGAAACGCTGGCAATGATGCAAGCGGGTGATGTTGTCTACTGCGATCCGCCTTATGACGGTACTTTCAGTAGCTATCACACTGCCGGTTTTACTGAGGATGATCAGTATCGTTTGGCATCTATTCTTGAGCGCCGGGCATCAGAAGGCCATCCGGTCATCGTCTCTAACAGTGACACTTTTCTGACTCGTTCCCTGTACCGCAATTTCACCCATAACCGCATCAGCGCAAAACGCAGCATCGGCGTTGCTGCAGGTGAAGGGAAAAATGCAGACGAACTAATTGCGGTACTTAAACCAAAAGTGTGTGTAGGCGTCGATCCAGGTGGCCTTGATTGCTCTGTTGTATGGAAGGTGCCTGCGTGAAAGGCGCGCAGCTCGGGGTCCATCATTTTCATGGGACGCCTGTTTGGGGGAGTGCCGGTGATGTTCATCGCATTGCGGTGAGCGGAGCCGGTGCTTTCGTTTCGTATGTGCGCCCGGACCAGATTGCAGCATCTCTCAATTTTGCCGCCGCAGTAGGTATTGATAACGGAGCATTTTCAGCATGGATGCGGGGCCTGGCTATTGACTGGTGCGAATTCTATGAGTGGCTGCTTGGCTATTACCACCATCCTAAAGTGGCTTTTTTCGTGATCCCTGATGTTGTGGAGGGAGGCGAAGGTGATAACGATGCGCTGATTAGTCAGGTTCCTCGCATGTTTCGGGATAAGGCGGCTCCTGTCTGGCATCTGCATGAATCTATCGATCGTTTGGTTGAGCTTTGCCGCGAATGGCCCCGGGTTTGTTTTGGGTCATCTGGAGAATATGCGGTTATCAGGACAGAGCGCTGGCATCGTCGTATGCAGGAAGCTTTCGAAACTATTTACTGCAAATATACCTTTCAAACCAGTGTTCATGGCCTGCGTATGCTGGATGGGCGTGTTATGGGCAATTATCCACTCGCCACCGCTGACAGCACGAATCTGGCCTGCAATGTTCCTAAGTTCAACTCCAAATATCCTGAACTAACCAGGGCTATCCGCGAAGCTGAATATTCACGCGGTCTTACCGAGAAAGAACTCAAAGCCGTAATTTTGAAAAACCGGTGCGCCATTCTTAAGGGCGCTATCGAGGCAGTGCGGCCGCCCTCTATTTCTGAATGGGCCTCAAAAGGATTGCAGCCTTTCCAGCTTGAACTGGAGATCGCATGAGCAATTACCGCTATTCCTGGAATGCTGAAAAGAAAGCGGTTAACCCTTATCTGGATACAGATAAGCGCACCACTTCATCCGCGCTTTCAAACCTGATCACTCTCTACTCTGCGGATAACGAGCAGGAGCAGCTGCGCCGCGATGCTCTGAGTAATGAGGTTTGGGAACGCTATTTCTACAATGAATCCCGTGATCCTGTTCAGCGAGAAATGGAGCAGGACCAGCTGATAAGCCGCGCCAAAATGGCCCGCGAACAGCAGCAATTCAATCCCGATCTGGTCATTATTGCTGACGTGAGCGCCCAACCGGCGCACATCAGCAAGCCTCTGCTCGAAAGGATTAAATATTTCCAGAGCCTGGGTAAACCAAAGGCATATTCCCGTTATCTGCGGGAAACCATCAGGCCGTGTCTTGAACGGCTGGAGCAAGTGCGCATCAGTCAGGTTTCCGCCTCCTTCCGTTTTATTGCGAGCCAGGACGGAATGGAGGGCTTGCTGGTTCTGCCAGAAATGAATCAGGAGCAGGTCAAACGGCTATCCACCCTGGTAGCCGCACACATGAGCATGTGTCTGGATACTGCCTGCGGTGATCTCTTTACGGATGATGACGTTACGCCGGAAGAGATCCGCCGGTCATGGGAAAGGGTCGCCGCTGAGGCTATGCGCCTTGATGTTATCCCGCCTGCATTTGAACAGCTGCGCCGTAAAAAGAACCGCCGCAACCCGGTCCCGTATGAGCTTATTCCGGGTTCATTGGCCCGCATGCTTTGTGCGGACTGGTGGTATCGCAAGCTGTGGCAGATGCGGTGTGAATGGCGGGAGGAGCAGCTGCGTGCTGTTTGCCTGGTTAACAAAAAGGCATCCCCGTATGTCAGCTATGAAGCTGTTATCCACAAACGCGAACAGCGCCGCAAATCACTGGAGTTTTTCCGCTCGCATGAGCTGGTTAACGCCGAAGGTGACACGCTGGATATGGAAGAGGTGGTAAACGCCAGTAGCAGCAATCCGGCGCACCGGCGCAACGAAATGATGGCCTGTGTTAAGGGGCTGGAGCTTATCGCAGAAATGCGTGGCGAATGCGCCGTGTTCTATACCATCACTTGCCCGTCACGCTTTCACGCGACGCTCAATAACGGCAGGCCTAACCCGAAATGGACCAGTGCCACGGTCCGGCAGAGCAGCGATTACCTGGTGAATATGTTCGCCACCTTCCGTAAGGCGATGCACAAAGCCGGGCTGCGCTGGTATGGCGTCCGTGTTGCCGAGCCACACCATGACGGCACCGTGCACTGGCATCTGCTGTGCTTCATGCGCAAAAAAGACCGCAAATCCATCACCGAGCTGCTGCGTAAGTTCGCCATTCGTGAGGACCGGGAGGAGCTGGGCAACAATACCGGGCCGCGCTTCAAGTCGGAGCTTATCAACCCGCGCAAGGGTACACCGACCAGCTATATCGCCAAATACATTAGCAAGAATATCGACGGGCGCGGGCTGGCGCAGGAAATCAGTAAAGAAACAGGCAGATCACTGCGCGATAACGCTGAGAACGTTAACGCCTGGGCTTCGCTGCACCGTGTTCAGCAATTCCGTTTCTTTGGTATCCCTGGCCGTCAGGCGTACCGCGAGCTGCGCTTGCTGGCTGGTCAGGCCGCCAGGGCGCAGGGTGACAAGAAGGCAGGCGCGCCGGTACTGGAAAACCCGCGTCTGGATGCGGTGCTGGCTGCAGCTGATGCTGGCTGTTTTGCCACCTACATCAT